ACGTACCAGGCAAATCGCCGCCAGCCTTGGCTGCGCATCCAGTCAAGCCATACGTCCCAATACGGGATGAACTCGTTGTCGCGGTGGATCAGGCCGAGGTTGACCAGCACCTGGCCATCGGCGGCCATGGGCACTTGCGCGAACACGCCGCGCATCAGGCCATCCCAGTCGGCAATGCCGCCGGACGTGTAGTTGCGCTGGTTGCCATAGGGCGGCGAGGTGAAACACAGGCTGGCCTGCTCGCCCTGCATCAGGGTGGCGATCACCGATGGATCGGACGCGTCGCCGCAGATCAGGCGGTGCGAGCCCAACTGCCAGACATCGCCCGGGCGAGAGATAGGCTGCTTGGGTGGTTCGGGAACGTCGTTTTCTTCATCGGCATCCGGCTCATCTCCAGACTCGCTGCCTTCAGCATTACCCAAGTCGGCCAGCATCTTGGCGAGCTCGTCATCGTCGAATCCGGTGAGCAGCAGGTCGTATCCGGCCTCAGATAACTCGGCCAGTTCAAGCGCCAGCAACTCGTCATCCCAACCCGCGTCCAGTGCCAGGCGGTTATCGGCGATCACGTAGGCGCGTTTTTGCGCCGGGGTGAGGTGTCCCAGCTCAATAACTGGGGCCTCGGGCAACTCCAGCTTGCGCGCAGCCGCGAGGCGTCCGTGGCCGGCAATGATGCCGTTGTCGCCATCGACCAGGATGGGTTGCGTCCAGCCAAATTCCACGATGCTGGCCGCAATCTTGGCGATCTGGGCTGGCGCATGCGTGCGCGGATTGCGCGCGTACGGCAGCAGCGCATCGATCGGCCGGTATTCGATCTGCAGGTTGGGCGTCATGGAATTGAAAAACCCGCCAAGCGTTGCCGCCAGGCGGGTTGGAAATATTCAGGGGGTGGTAACTGTCAGGGGCGGTGGTAACCACAGGCCGGTAACCTGGCCGGGTGGTAACCTGTTTTTCAGGGCAGACGCTATCGAAGTCTCGCGCTGTTGCCCCCCGCATACCGTTTTGGCCAGGAAGGACCCGTTGATTTCCTCAGGTGCGAGGTGTTTTTGAGCCGCTCATGCATTGCTGCACTTCTGTCCTGACCATAGCTGAAACTGTACGCCGAAATGGGCCTTCATGCTGCATTCGGATCTGGGCACATTCTTCGCTCTGACACGCATTAACCGCAGGCATTACCGGCAACCACGTCAAAACACGCCAAAACACTTTTGGATGCAGCGACACTGGAAACGGGTCAAAGTCTTTCCTTGCCGTTTGGCCTACCAAAGCTAGCCTCTTCATGCAGGTTGTCTGCAGTGATAGCGTCGATCAACTTTTGAGAACCGACCCGTGCCGCGTATTTCGCCTCAAGTCGGTCAAGCACTTGAGCTGCCGAACGCACATCACCACTCTCAAGGCCTTGATCGACGGCAGACCGCAAGGATTGAGAATTCACAGCATCCATCGACTGGCCTCGCAAATTCACTGATAAAGGTCCTTGAACATCAAAATGGTTTCACGAATCTTTTGTGACCCACGTTCCTTCTTTTCGGAAAGACTCTCCATGAACCCTACTCGCTCGTAAAACGACAGCACCCGTTCAAGATTGACCGCATCTACCGTGATCAACCGAACAGCAAAGGGCGCTGAGGAGGCGATACCGCAAATCAGGTCAATGAGGTATTCACCGACACCTATGCTTTGCATCGATTCGATCACAGCCAGCTTGGTCAGTTTGACTGCCGGGTAAAAGCTGATTGGTGCGTCGAATGGCAAGCCCAGGTCGGTACGCTCCCCGCTGCTCAAGTGAACCGAGTCTGCTGTCAGGCTGAAATATCCGATGGGGACAGCAACGTCTGCGTGGAATACAACGACGGTGTTGGTCAGTCCGTGCTTGTCGTAATCGCGAGCATCGTCGTGAAGGAATTCGTCCAGTTGCGAACGACCACACGAGAACTGCTTCAATACCTCGTCTTCAACATCCTGTATGTGCCGAAGAGAGATTTTGCTGGCATCAACGGCCATTCACCTTGATGGGCAATGGCCGTGCGAATGCTTGACGAGCAGCCTCGGCATAGGAGGCTAGCTCAGAGCGACGCTTTTCGGACAGATTCACCCGACCGACGACCTTGAGCAAGGCTCGGCTCGCATCCGCATCCAGGCGGGGCGTTGCTTTAAAAGCGGCGGGTTTCATGAATTTATCCTGTTGGGTACCCCGATCAGATGCGAGGCACCCACATTATCGGACATTTCCCCACGTTTTGCCACCTCATCAGCCGGAGTTGAGCCGGAACGCCACCAGCTCCATGACCCGGTGCCAGCGCCGTGAGGCCGTGTTCCGGTCGCAGGCGAAGCGCCTGCCGATCTGCTGCCACTCGTAGCGGTTGGCGCGCATCCAGACCAGGTGCCGCTGCTCCACCTCCAGCCATTGCACCCAGCGCATGGTCTCGAGCATCCGCTCCACCGCTTGCGGGCTGGGCGGCATGGGCCGGTACAGGCGCTCGGGATCGGGGTAGCGTTCGGGCACCTGCATGGCAAGCGTCATCCAGGGGTTGAAGTAGCCGCCTGGTCTGACCCGGGGCAACTTGTGTGCGGTCTCGGCAGCCTCTGCAAACCGGGCGGCCACCTCGTCCACAGTCCATTCGGTTCGGGTCTCAGCCATGACGCTTATCTCCATCCCCGTAAAGACGTTCACCCAGCCTGCGCACGAACTGTTTCTCCACCCAGTCGAGCCGTTCGTCCTGTTCGGACACCATCAGGATGTGGTCGTTGCGCCAGCCATCGCGCTTGACGGCGTCCAGGTCCGGCGTGGTGGGCTGCAGGTTGCCCAGGGGGCAGCGGTAGCGGTATTGGGGCACTTTCATGTCACACCCCCTCCGTGGCCATTTCACGAGCCAGGTACAGCAAGGCGATGGCGTCAGCCTCGTTGTCATCGGCCGGTGCATGGCCACGGGCACGGACGGATGCCACCATCTCGTCCTTGCTGGCGTTGCCCTTGCCGGTGGCGTGCTTCTTGATCGTGCCGACCGGAATGCCCTGGTAGGGAATCTGGTGGTGCTCACACCAGGCAGTCAGCTGGCCCATGAAGCCGCCGTAGGCGTGGGCTGCGTCAACACCGACGTGGCGGCGGACCTCTTCGAAGACCACCTGGTCAATGCCGTCGTTGCACTGCTTGATGTCGGTGAGCCAGCGTTTGAACCGCAGAAAGCGCATGCCGCCGCCTTCGAAGCGTTGGGGTTTGAAAGATTGGCTGCCACTGCTGATACTGCCATCGCGGCAGGCCAGTGCCCAGCCCGTGGTGGTGCCTAAGTCGAGGGCGAGGATGGTCGTTGTGTTCATGTCGTCAGTCCTGTCGTGCTCGGCCTGACACATCGGACGCAGCAACACATAACTCTCTTCGTGACGCGCGCGCACACGCGTAGAGAAGTTACGTTCAGCCATGTCAGATGCGTCGGGCGCGATGGTTTTCATGGGGGTCAGTTGTCCGAATAGGGGGTGTAAGCGGGTGTGTGCGGCTGTTTGAGGCCGATGCTCTGAAACCCGCGCACGCCCATGCTGTTGCGCCATTTCTCCAGCCCACGCGTGATGAGCAAATCGGAGAACCGGCGCTGGGTGCCAATGAATTCACCCGCCGCTTCGGCCCACTGCTTCCAGTCGGTGAACAGCTCGGCCGTCAGCGACTTGGCGTTGGCGGTGCGCACGCAGCGTTCGTCAAGCCATCGACCGAGTGCGTCTTCGGAATCGAAGTACTCCGCCGTCGCCGCCTGTACGCAGGCAGGTGGCTGCAGGCCAGATCGCTGCCATGCCAGGCACCCGGCCACCGCCCAGGCGAGGATGCCGTCGCGTTCGGCCAGCAGCTTTTCCGTCAAACGCGGATCACGTCTTTCTGGCGGGATCGTCACCGTGAAGGGAATCATGTGCAGCCGTCGCCGCATCGCCTCATCAATGTTGCGAATGGCAGGCTTGTGGTTGCCCACGATCACCGGCTTGAATTGCGGCGTGTACTCGAAGAAGTCCTTGTGCATGAAGCGCGCAGAAATCTTGTCGCCACCCGTGATGGCTTTGACCTTGGACTCGTTCAAGCGCCGGCCCTGTTCGGTCTCAATGGCCGTCACAAAGCGCGCCCCGCGCAGGCCTGCCAGATCGGTCGGATGCCTGTCGCCACGCGTTTCGACAAAGGTGTCCATTGACGCGGTGGCGGCATAGTCACCCAGGATGGTGCTGATCACATTGGCAAAGACGCTCTTGCCGTTGGCACCCGTGCCGTACAGAAAGAACAGCGCGTGGGCGCTCGTCGCACCGGTCAGGCAGTACCCCACCATCCTTTGGAGGTAGGCCTGCAGTTCGTCGTCGCCACCGGTGATGTTCGCCAGAAACGCCGTCCACTGCGGGCACAGTCCCTGTGGCCTGGCCGTGGTGATCTTGGTCATCCGGTCGACTCGTTCGTTGGCACGTGTGCGGCCCGTTTTGAGGTCGACCACACCGCCTGGGGTGTTGAGCAGCCAGGGATCTGCATCCCACTCATCGGTCGTCGCCGCATGCCTGCGGTCGGTGCGCGCCAAGCGCTCCACACCACTGACTGTTCCGGAGCTGGCCAGCTTGGCAGCGACCTTGGGGTTATCCGCGTGAACGGCCGCGTGGCGACAAACGCTGCGGATCAGGTCGGTGGCGGCCAAGGTGTCTTCGTTACGCCAGCGATGACCGTCCCACACCAACCAGCGCCCCCAGGTCGCCACGTATCGCCAGTCGCGGTGATACCGGCGGGTGAAGGCCAGCGCCAGCGCATCCTCTGTGCCCCACACCGATTCATCGCTGCTGACGGCCGGCTCGGCGTCATCTGTGATGTCGTGCATCTGCAGACGCGGCCCGTGGCTGAGAAAGGTCGCGATATCGAAACCTTCCGCGATGGCATCGGCCGCGTCCCACCCTTCGGCGGCATCTGTGATGTCGTGCATCTGCAGACGCGGCCCGTGGCTGAGAAAGGTCGCGATATCGAAACCTTCCGCGATGGCATCGGCCGCGTCCCACCCTTCGGCGGCATCTTCTGGGGGATAGAGCACGTGACAGGACTTCGCACCGGCTGACAAGATGGTCTGCGCAGCTTGCGCTGCGTATTCCCAGCCCGGCTTGTCACGGTCCGGCCAAATCAGCACGGCCTTGCCAGACAGGGGCGACCAGTCGGTTTTGTCGACCGGGGCGTTGGCGCCGTGCATGGCTGTCGTGGCGGTGACGCCAGCGCCGATCAGCGCCTGTGCGCATTTCTCGCCCTCAACGAGGATGACTTGAGCTGCGTCCTTCATCCCTGGCTGGTTGTAGAGCGGCCTGGGGTCCGGTGGTGCCATCTTCCGGCGCCGGACATCCCAGGGCCGAAACTCCTTCTTGCCCCCAGGCGGGTCGTAGCGGTAAACGATGGCGATCAATTGACCTGCTGCATCGAGATAGTCCCACTTGGCGGTGGCCGGACCCAGCTCGTCGACCGGAGCCTCTTTCTTCTTGGCCTTGCGGGACGGGGTCGCAGACGCTTGACCGAGCAGGTCAGCCGCGTGTTGCATCACCCGGGGGAAATCGGTGTGCGCATTGGCGCCGAGATGAGCCGCAATCAGGTCGAAGATGTCGCCACCGTCACCGGTTGCGCGGTCGGTCCACAGCCCGGCCTTCTCGCCATCGAGAACGACCTCCAGACTGTCGCCGGGGCTGCCCAGCACATCGCCGATGAGGAATTTGCCCCTGCGCTTTTTTCCTGCGGGAAACAGCGTGGCCAGGAGAGAGTCCAAACGGGCGACCAGATCGGCACGAATTGACTCACGTGTGGCGTCAGGACCGGATGGCAATGCAGCTGGGGCGTCATTGAAGTCAAGCATGCGTTGCGCCTCCTTGCCGCTCCAGCCAGTTGATCAGCTCCTCGAGCTTGAATCGCACCAGCTTTCCCACCCGGTAGTGCGGTACCAGCAGGCGCTCGCGCTCCTTCGGGTGGGTCAGCAGGTAGGTCGGAATATTCAGGCGGTGCGCCGCCTCCCTGGAATCGATAAGACGTTCACCCAGGACGTCGTTCATGGATGGGGTGTTCATGTGGGGTTCCTCCAGCAACGGTCCTGCCAGGCGCACATGCGGCATTCGAAGTGGGTCGAGTCGTTGAAGCTGCGAGGCAGCAACTCACCTGCCTCGGTGGCGGTGATGACCTTGACGGCCCGGTCCGACATGCGCTGCGCAAGCACAGGATCAAAGGGCACGAGTTCGGTGTAGATCTCCATGGTGTCGGCGTTGATCGCCGTGAAGATGGCCGGATGCTCGTGCAGTTCGAGATAGGCTTGGTAGATCGCGACTTGCGCCGCGTAGACGGGCTTGGAGACAGCCAGCTTGTGTTTGTCGAGGTCTCGCCAGGATTTGTTGCCCAGACACTTGCACTCCCAAAGGGCGGGATATGCAAAGCCCTCGGGGCCACCGACGATCACGCCATCGACGTGGCCCTTGAGGCGCCCATCGGCAGCCGAGAAGCCAAACTGGTTTCCGTCTGCCTTGCGGGTGCGCAGATCAAACCCGGCCTCGCGCAGCCAGCTGACCATGCAGTCCTCCATCACATGGCCACGCTCGAAGATGCGCAGCATGCGCCCCTCCAAGTGACGGCCACTGTCGATGGGGGCCTTGGCGAACTCGTATTGAAGCGCCCGCTCGCAGGCCACGCCCAGTCGCGAGGCACCGAGGTAGTCACGACCTGGCTCAGCCTCCCGGCTGCGCTGCATGCCGGCGTCGATCAGTTCGGTGAACTGGCCTGAGACGCTGGCCGAAGAGTTGAAGTCCATCATGGCTTCGCCCCCTGCGGTTCTTCCCATGGCAAGTCGTCCTCCATGTCGGCGAACGGGTGGGCCAGCGGATCCGGGGCGGGTGGCATGCCGCGCACCGGGGGGTACTTGCTGGCCTCGTGGTGGGCGGCCATGGCATCCGTGTAGCCAGTGACGATGGCGTCGATCACCTGCAGGGCTTCGGCCTCGGAGTAGTCACCCAGGGGTTTGGCAAAGCCGATCGCACCGGCAGCCTCGCCGAAGGCTTTGAGGCACTGGCGCATGGCGGCGCGTTCGATGTCAGAGGCGTCGATCATCTTGACCTCCTTGCCGAACTTCTGGCCATCCGCCCAGTGGCCGTACATGCGATGGAACGCGTCCTGGCAGCGGCGGGAACAAAACACCCAATCGATGGGGTAGCGCCGGGGGTTGCCGATGCCATGCCGGTTGTCGGTATGACCGTACCCCCGGGCCTGTCGGGAACAGACCCAGCATTTCATTCACCCCCCTCACTGCGCCCAGGCCGGCTTGCCGGACACTGCCGGGCGCCCAGCCGCCGCGGGCGGGACTGTGGTTGGGACCGTGGATGGATGTGCGGGTGGGACTGCGGTCGGGGTCCCGACGGTGCGGTTGGGGATGAACCCTGCGCCAGCCATCAGGGCCGAGTACTCAGGCTCGCCCGGCTCGACGGCCATCTTGACCACGTTCTTCAATTCGCCACGACCGTCTTTTTCAATGTCGATGCGGGCGATGAACTCCAGGCCATCGAGTTCATGAAAGCCCTGGATACGGCGAGCGGCAGCGGCCTGCGGCGAGTTGTCATCGGGGCGGACGTTGCGGGCCGAGTTCAGTGCAGCGCGCACGAAGGTGCGGCCCATGTTGCCCCAGGTCGGACCCTTGGGGCTTTGAAGGCCGATGTTGGACCAGAGCTTGCGTTTGGCAAATTCACCCTCGAGGACCACGAACTCGCAGGCCAAGAAGATGCTGCCGGTCTCAAAGCTCTGGGTGGCGTAACCGCCCACCCAGCCTTGGCTCGGATCGTCGTATCCACCGGGCTTGACGGTCATGCGGACCTTGGCCACGGTGCCTTTGGGGATGAGGTCGAAGGATTGCTGCTGTTCAGCGTCGTTGAAATCGTTCCAGGCGG